TGCGAGAAAATGTATAACACTAACGGTTAATAAGATGTGTAAGAAGAGCAGTTTTCAACCTGCTGATATTATGGCAATGAAGAAATCGTTAGTATCTAGATATATTCGAGTAATTGATAAACACAACATTAAAGTAGAACCCCACTTAGCGCCATTGAGCGCCGCCATAAATGGTGTTGATGGTGAACCTTATTGGAATAGGTTACCTGTTAAGACATCAGGCGGTTTTGCTCATAAGGGTGCTAAGTTGAAGTATTTTGAAGAAGGAGCTTCGGCTCCTGATCATGAATTAAATTATCATCTAATTGATGATGTCATGAAAGAAATTGATGAAGCTCATCGTCGTATTAAGAACGGTGAGAGGATAACTTCAATTTGGGATATTACTTTTAAGGATGAACCAGTTACAGCAGAGAAAATAAGAAAGAATAAATGCAGATTATTTAATTCTGCTTCCTTATTTTTCTCAATTTTGGAACGCCAAGCTTTTATGTGGACGTTTCCATTATTTAGTGGTAAACATAGACATTTGTTTGGTTGTGCTATTGGAGCTAATGCTACCGGGCGCGATTGGACAGTTTTGTATAACCACATTGTTAAATTTGGTTCAGACCGCATTATAGCTGGAGATTATTCCAGTTTTGACAAGGGAATGGAATCCGCTCTTGTCGCTGCTGCTTTTGATGTACTTTTGAGTATTGCGAAACATGTAGGTTTCAGCTCAGAAGACATTAATTTTATGTCAGCAGTTGCTACGGAGGTGATTTATCCTATCACTAATGTATCGGGTACCGTTGTCGAATTTTATGGCACTAACCCATCTGGACATTCATTAACAACTATTGTCAATTCTGTTGTGAATTGTTTGTATATGATGTTGTCGTGTAATGTTATTGCACGAGAAGATAGTTTAGATGTCAATTTTGATTATTTCTTTGAGGATTATATGTCGTTGCTAACTTATGGTGATGACAACATAGCGTCATCTAATGTTGATGCTTTTAATCATACACGAATTAGTTTTGTTTTAGGAACGAGTGGTGTTATTTACACTATGCCTGACAAACAATCAAAGTCGAAGAAGTTTAGTAATCTCTTT